GAGCATGTCGGGCAGGGCCATGTCCCGGAGTTTTCGGAGGATCTTTCCCCATGCCTCGGCGAGCGCCTCGGGATTGTTGATCTTCTCGGCCTCCATCATGACGTCCACCCGGCATGCCAGAAGCCAGCGCCCCGGTCGCTTGTCGTCCTCGGTGGCGCCATCGACCATTGCGACAATCCGCGTATCGGGCGCGTCCTCATCGGAATCCACGTTGACCACCGGCAGGCCCGTTTCGGCCGCATCGAGGATGGCCCGCAATTTCTCCTCAACCGCATCGCAGGGATCGGTCATGTGATCATCTCCGCATGGATGGTTACGACCGGCCAGTTCGAATTGTCGGCGACGCCGGTCACCTTGTATGTCTTCCCATCGGCGATCAGTCGCTCCCCCCGCGCCGGCAGTGGAAGCCCGATCTCGGATCGGAGCGCCTTCATCATGACCCCGGAGGTCGAATCAAATCCGCCGGCCACCAGCCCAAACTCGACCGCGGGATTCCCTATGAGCGCGCGGAAGCTTTTCTGGCCCCATGCGACGACCACCCCCCGTCCCTCCTCGCCAAGCAGCTTGGAGAAGTCCTCTGAAACCTCATCGGCCAATGTCATAACGAAAAGGCGGGGGCCGGATCACGGCCCCCGCCCCAGGGGAGAACCCCATGCCGCAGCGACGGCACGAGAATTCATATCACTTCTTCTTTTTGGCAGCCTTCTTCGGGACCGCCTCTGCAACCGGCAAATCCTCATCCACATCGCCCGCCGGGGCGTCCTGTGAAACCTCACCCGCCTCGGCCGTCGGATAGACAGGTTCGGCGACCGACCTGATCTTTCTGCGCTTCAGCACACCGGTATTCCGGCTCCAGACCTCGACCACATCGACGCCGGGAGGAACCTCGACCTCCTTGCGCTTCACGCTTCGGAGATGCTCGCGGATGGGGATATCCGGGCCGATCAGCACGACGGCGCCCACGGCCTTACCGAGCCCAACTGTCACTGCGGCATTCATGATCAGACAACAGGCGTGGTGATCCGGCGCAGGGCCTTGTCCTCGCCCTTGGCGAATCCATAGGTGCACTCGATGATGCGCCGGCCGACATCCGCGTCGGGATCACCCCACTGGCGGTAGGCCAGGGTGATGCCAACCTCCTCATCGGCCATGACCTCGAAGGCGGTCAGTTTCTCGCGCACGCTCGGCTCCGGCTCGATGTAGGTCATGCCGACCAGGATCGCCGATGGAAACACCATGAACCCGGCCAATCGCTCGCCATTCGCGGGCAGGACTGCGGAGCACTCGTAGTTGAAGCCCGCCAGCCGATTGCCGAGGCTCGCGTTGCGCCACACGTTGCTGTCGCCCGAATAGGCCGCGTAGCGCGCCTGCGGGTCGCGCTTGACGAAGTGGTCGAGCGAGCTGTTGAGGATCAGGCCGCGATCACCGACAGGCCAGAAGAGATCGATCGCCGCCTTGTCGAGGACCAGGAGTTCCTCGGAATCGAATTCGTCCTCGGCGACGTTGATGATCGCCGCCCCGAAATTCGCCTGGGTGACCACCGAGAGAATGTCCATGAGGACATCTTCGGCCAGCTTGCGGCCCTTATTGCGGCCAACCTTCTCAAAATCCAGATCGGCGAAAGTGTTCCAGTCGTCCGAAGAGATCGACAGGTCCTGGTACTTCCTCTTGTTGATCGTCACATCCTTCGCCTGGAGTTTTGCCTCACGATCCACGGTGTAGCCGGTCGCCTGATTATAATCCCGGCTCGCCTGGGTTTCGAGCGGGTAGTAGGGGACCGAGATGATCTTGTTCCCGCGCCAAGACCGGGGCTCGCGCTCGAACTTGGTGCTGAACAGCCGCAGGGGCAGCAGTACCCGTTTGATCTCCTCCATCGCGGCATCGAGAATCGTGTTTGCCTTCAGACTTGCAGCTACATCAGCGCCCATGTTCTTTTCCTTCCTTCAGTTCAGTTGAGAACCTTATGTCCAATGCGCGGAGTCAACCCGCGCGACAGTTGTTGCGAGCTTTCTTCCCGGCCTCGTCGTTGAGGTAGGCCTGGATCGCGGCCTTATTTTGCCTGAAAAACTTCGAGCGCTCAGTTACCGAGCCGTTCGCCCGGATCGACTCCCACTGCGCGCCGATGTCACCGGTTGCCGCCGGTGCACCATCGGGACTGACCGCATCGCCGGCCGCGAGCGGTGCCTCGCCACGGGCGGCGGCCACGATCTTTGCGGCCCTGCCGGGAACACTCGCGACCGCCTCGTCGCGCGATTTCTCGGCGTCGGTTTTCGCTTTCTCGGCGGCTGCCTTCGCGGCCAGCGCATCGTCGCGCTCTTTCTCCGCCTGGGCTTTGGTCGCAGTGGCGGCATCGCGCTCTTTTTCCAGGGCGGTAATTCTATCATTGGCCGCCTTCAGTTCCCCCTCGGCCTTTTCGGCGCGGGCGGTCATCGCGGCGAGGTTCCCATTGAACAGGGACTCGATCTTCGAAAAAAACTCATCGATCTTCATTCGGTCTTCCTCTCTTGGTTTGGGGCGATCACCTGCGGGTGCCGGAGACATAATCGAGGTTGCACGCACCGGCGCCCCCGTTGGTCGTGCCAACAAAATCCACAAGAAGGGGCCTATCTGGGCGCCCCGAATACAGGGGACCCCCGCCCAGGGTCATGTGCGGGATGCGGACGGCCGCGCCATTGGTGGGCGTTGGCCCATAGGCCGCGGAGAGCGTCAGCGATATATCAAGGTTGGCCTCGTAGACGCGGTCGTTGGTTGCTAGCGTCCCGGATGGAGGGGGATCCAGCACAACGTAGTTCGTCCCGGCGTCGAGGATCTTGTGCCTCTCGAAGACATCCTGGGCCGCGTCATGGCTCACGACGATGTCATCATTGGTGAGGGCGTAGTCGGCGTTGAGGACCGCGCACGTGCCCGCGACCCCCTCGCCGGAGGGCAACGTGATGGCCGGACCGCTCGAGTAGAATTTCAGCGCCGGGTCGTCCTTGTCCGTATAGAGGGAGATGAACTCCACCACCGGACGGCTGGGCGTTGCGGGGACCACCGCGTAAGAGATATCGGAGTCCCCGAAGTCTTTGCCCTTCGCCTGGAACGTCTGGGCGTTGCCGATAGGGAGGCCGATCAGCGTGGCCACCAAGAAACCGATGAGATGCTTCATGACCCCGAAGAGGTGTCAACCCCCAACCTGTCGCTCCAGCCAGGCCATGGCGTCCGCCCGGCTGCCGATCTCGTCGATGACGCCACGTTCCCGCGCCTCGTCGCCGAGAAACACCTGCCCCCGCTTGGATCCATCGGCGAGATTCACCCTGTTGGCGTCAACGAACTGTGAAAAGTGCCCGTAGGCCTTGTCTATGTGCTCCCGGAGGTGCTCCCGCTGCTCATCGGTCAAGCTGCTCCATGGCAGCCATGTCGTTTTCAGATCCCCGCCCGTGTTGTGGAACACCTCAACCTTGATGCCGATCTGATCCAGGGCCCCGGTCCAATCGGCGAAGAACGTGAACGCGCCTATGCTCCCGGTGTACGCGGTGCGGGCCGACATGATCGTGCCGGCCGACGCGGCCAAGAAGTAGGCGGCGCTGGCCATGATCTGATCGGTGTAGGCAACGGTCGCATCCCGCTTGTCGATCGATAGCGCCTTCAGCGCCTCGGCCGCCTCCAGGGCCCCGAGCGTGGATCCACCGGGGGAATCAAGATCGAGGAATACGCCCTTCACCGACTTGTCCGCCCGGAGCGCATCGGCGATCGCAACGATGTCGTCATAGGCGGTGTCCGGCCACCAGCTATCGTCTTTGGCCAGGACGCCGTAGATTCGAATTTTTGCAATTCCGCCCGGTGCCATCTCCGCCTTGAGCGCCGCGCGCGTCGTGGGACGCCCCCCTTTTGCCGCGGCCAGTGCGGTGGCCATGTCCTCGACCCGAGCGAAACCGCTGGGGTGAAGCGCCCAGGGGTGCGCTGCCAGCTTCCACGCGGCCCCGGTGCCGATGTTACTCGTCGGTGTCGTCGGATTCATCGTCGTCTTCCTCCTTCTCCTTGGGATCCTTGCCCTGAGTGGGACCGCCGGCGGCCTGTCCGTTGGTCGCGCGCTCGAAGGCCTCCATTGGGACATCCTCCTCCTTGGCGATCAGTTGCTTGAGCTTCCACGCCCGCGCCCGCTGCCGGAGGTGCTCCTCGATGTCCTTGCCCTGGGGCCCGAGCCAATCCTCGAGATTATGCGCGCCGAGGTTGTAGAGGCGCTCGAATGCCTGGGCGTCCTTGCCCTCGTCCACCGTGATCTGTGGCGGAAGGGTGTGCCCCCAGCGGTACCATTCCGGGTTGGCATCGAGCTCCCCCATCTCGATGAAGGCGGCGATGGCAAATGCATCGATTCGCCGCGCGGGCGGCGCGAGTACCGACTGGCGGCATTTCACGGACCGCACCGCCTTGTTGCGCACCAGCCGCACGGTCGCGCCCCCGACCTTCTCGGGGTTCCATGCGATCTCCAATGGCCACCTCATGCCCGCGAAGCACGAGCGCAGGATATGATCGATGAACCTGTGCCACTCTTCGGGTGGGCGATTGTAGGTGTGGGTCTCGATCTTGCTCCCGCTATTGGCCCGGAAATACCGGATCATTCCGCCCATCAGGGTCTCGTAGTGGAACGTGCTCCCATCAGCGGCGGTCGATTCGACCAGTTCGTTGCCGTCATCCTCCCTTTCGCCAGTCTCGTTGTATTCCAAGAGCGAGTGCGCCGAGTTGGCCTTCAGCGCCAACTTCTCCCAGTCCTGGCTGTCCTTGAGATCGTGGAGATCGAGCACCGCGTGCGAAACCGAGGGCAGACCAGTGCCCGAATCCCACCATTCTGGGTCGAAGATCTGGATCATCCGCGATGCCGGCACAAAGGCGGGCTTCTGATCGGGTTTCTGCGGGGCGATCTCGAAGGCGATCGCGCGGCCGTAGGGCGTCATGATCACGCCGTTGGTGCTGACGTTGCCCGTAAACTCGCCCCTGATGATCTCTCCGGGCTGGCTGCTCTTGACCCGGTGGCCCGGGATGAACTGGATGAGGGGATAGCCGCTATCGGTGCGGAAGAGCCGCACGAAGCTGCGGCCATCGCGGTCCACGCAAAGGCTCGCCAGCGCGAGGCTCTTCTGCCAGTTGAAGGGCGCGCCGAGGATATTGCAGGTCATGTGCCACTCGCGGAGCATCTCCGCGGCCCTCTCGCCCCACTTTCGGTCACGCCCCAAGAAGACCGGATTCCACGCCTCGCCCACCGCGTAATCGGCCTTCTCCAACGCCGCGCCCTTGACCACGCCGAGATTCGCGAACAGCCGCTGGCTGTCGCAGACGATCCGATTGTAGGTGTAGGAGTCGATGTGCCGCCAGGTATCCTTGATATCGATCCTCCAAGAGGACCGCTCCGGCCGCCGGCGCCAATCCCCGGCGTCCCAGAGCTGGGAACGGCCGGAGACCCCGGTTCGGAAGGATTGGAGCAGGGTCGCGGTATCCATCAGAAATTCCCCGAGAAACTCGCGACCGTCTTGGTCACCCGGCGGCCGTATGTAACGGGATCAAGCTTCTGCAGTGCGTACCGGCATTCCTCGAGCACCTTCTCCACCGGCATCGTGAACTGTTTTTGGCTCGAAGTGCCCCCCTCTCCCCACTGCATGATGGTCTTGCCCTCCAAGACCATCTGTTTGGCCTTAGTCTGGATCCTCAGCACCTCATCGAGGGTAAAACCGGTGGTGAATAGGCCCTGCGCCATGACAAACCCTGCGGGGTGTCAATCCGGCGGGATTGCAGGGGCCGGATTCGAACCGGCGATCCCCGGGGAATGGGCCCGATGACTTGACCGCTTGTCCACCCTGCTGATTCGGGAGAGATGTCAATCGGTTCCTTTTTCCTCCTGCGGCTCGATCGCCTCTCTTCCCAAGAGTCTGAGCATGTGTCCGGCGGCGACCGCCATGGCCTCGCAGTCCCAATAGTGGTTGGGCCGCTTGCCGATTTGCTGCCATCGCCACTGGCCCGCGTGCTTCTCGCGGCGCTCGCTCTCCATGTGTTCGAAGTACTCCTCGGGCGCGTCGTCCGGAATTTCCCACGTCGCGCCCTGTGATGGGTCCTGATTGCGGCGGAGCCGGTCCAGGGCGTCCTTCATGGCGAGGTTCGACCAATAGAATTGCCGGCACACCCTGCCCCGGCCCATGGCCACCTTGCGCACCGGCGACCACGGCCGCCAGATCGGATCCATGCGCGCCCACTTTCGTCCGGTGTTCCTCCGCCTGTGCGCCCACGTCGAACGGCCATCGCCGATCAGCGCGGTCCATCCCCGCTCCGCGCACCAGCGGAACACGTCGTATCCCCGCTGGTCGCCCGCGTCGATGAACACGAGCGATGGCAAGATGCCGAACCGTCCAACGATCAATTCAACATCCTCGAGGGTGTGAACTCGCTCCATCCAGATCGCCCGCGAGCTGCCGTCCATGGCGAATGACCGGACGATGATGTAGAAGCAGACCTGCTGCACGTCGATGATGGCCAGCCGGCAGGGCCCGAGTGGTCTGGTTTTCTCCCACGCCTTCTTTTGTTCCTCGGTCGCGTTCTCGGGCAGTGGCGCCGGCGGGATCTCCGGCCATCCTTTTTGCCCGATGACGGCCTCCTTCTCCCATGCCGGCGGTCCGCCCTCGGCGTGCATCCGGTAGCCGGTCTTGCGGATCTCGACCCGATAATCCTCGCTACGCTCCTCGTAGGTCTGGGCGAGGCGCTTCATCCGGAACTCTTTGATCAGCGACGAATCGCCCCGCCGATAGGCCGCCACCGCCTTGTGCCACTCCTCGGCCAGATCTCGCCAGTCCATGTGCGCCATGGCGTTCCAGCGAAATCCGATCCTGTCCTCGGGAGCGTCGGGGTTGTGGGGCGTGAAACGCCACTCGCGCAGCAAGTCCTTCTGCAGTTCTTTGGAATACGGCATCCGCTCGCCGCAGTGCTGGCACTCGTAGGCGACGGTCTTGCGCAGCTCGCGCCAGCGCCACGAGCCGTCCGGGTTGCGCGTGCGCTCGTTATCGTCCCACACCATCCCGCCGGGGCGATTCGGGTCCTTGTCCCATTTGAAGTCGAACCAGCCGCGGCAGCAAGGGCACCGCACCTCCAACTCTCGCTGATCGCTGTCGCACCATGCCAGGTCGGCCTCGTCGCCCTCCTCCGCTCCGGTGGAGAGATTCAGGATGATCCGAGAGGAGCGAAACGATGTCGTGCGCTTGCGGAGCTGCTCGAGGTGCCCTTGCGGATAGAGCCAGACC